GTGGGTTTAAACAGAAGCATGTCGCACGACACGCCGAAAAAGGATTCACTGACTGACCACTACGGGCATTCCATTGATATTCCTGAGGGATCCGGACAAATGATCCCAACTAATAGAACTCATCTCCCAGCTAGATAGCCTTGCGCAGCACTATCAGGCGAAGCCAAGATTGACTTGTGGGAGGGAGAGGGGAGAGAGAGATGCAGGGGGACCAAAATAGGTCCTAAAGTTTCGAGCCCCCCGTACGAACCGGGACCGAACAAGTTCCATGGTAACATGGAGACAAGGATGGTCGTCGATCCATAGGGATCTGCGAGTATTTTCGGAAACAAACACTCGATCACCATAGGACTTAAAGTGGTCATAGACTGGCCTAGGCCAGACAAAAGACCACAATCTAGGTCCCCTAGCAAGTTGGCGGAAGGAAGGAGGTTGATAGGAAGGCGTCTGAGAAGAACGCTCGCGGAAAGAAGGATAGTCGATGGATACCTTCTCAGGTTTAACAGGCACGCCTGTCCATCTCGAGACTAAATCCCCCGCGACGTCTTTCGCCATAGTATCGAAGATAGGATAAAAGGAAGCCCTCGGGGGCGGTCCGATAACCATTTCGACACTACGACGTACGCCTTTCTTTATGGTGGGTGCCGGACCATCGGTCAAGGCCCGACGAAACCAAGACTTCTTGGAAAGGATCTTGAATTCTCTTTTAGACAGAGTCGACAAGTCGATCTGCCTAGCGGCGATCTCGAAACGCATCAGACTATTCACGACGAAGGCCTTAACCTCCCCGCGAAAAGTCGAGATACCATCGAGCACCTCTGTCAAGAGACATCCAGGCTCCTTCCTGCAAGGTCTGAAGAAAGAAAGAACGGGTTTTGGAGCGAGTTGTCCCCGACGGATAAAAAAACTCTGAGAGTTCAAATCCGCCGAGATGTTAGAGTAGCCAGTCTTCTCGACATTAACACAAAGTCCAAAAGTCCCAGTCACCTCCTTCCAGAGGGAAAAGAACTTCTGATCACCTGCAAAGACGCAGTCGTCGCCGTTAAACCGGCCCACCCTATTGGCCCCGCAACCTCGGGAGATATCGCTGGCGATGTCGAAACATGCCTTGTTCAAGAGACAAAGCAAAGGGAAACATACGAGGTTTCCCATCATGCTGCCTCTTTTTATAGGGCGAATCTGTCCGGTGCAAGGGTTCAACCACCTAAGGTTGTCGAAAGACCCTCTCAGCACCGCTCTTTCATTCTCCGTCATTCTTGCATCCTTCGAAAGCTCATCAATCACGGCGTCGACCGCCTCAAGGTAGATGCGATCAGTGGCGGACTCGTAATCCCCACTAATTATCGCCTCCCCTTCACGACGATCGTTGATGACCTTCAAGAAGTCTTCTTTCCCTACGTTCCCACGAACCAACCATCCGAAGGAGGATAGATGGTCGTACAGGGCATTATGAACAGGAGTCAGGACCCGTTTGACACGGGCGGATTGCATCGTGACAACACGAAGCTTTCCCTTAGTCTTGGCTACTCCCAGTCTGACCAAAGAGTCATCCTGGGAGCACTTGGAAGGATCCGCGGAAAGCGTACCTCCTTCACCCTGAGTCATTTCAAAACACCCCTGCTGGTCAGGAACGTAGACACCACTCTCACTTCTTCTAATTCCCCCTTCTATACACTCCTTTCGAGCGTTTTCCAAACGCTCTCCCCAACCGTGAGCGAGAGATCGGACGTGACGTCTGAGCAGCCAATAAGGGTCGTACGACCACTTACAATCAACAGGCTCAACGTCGCGACCCATCCGATCAGCCCACTCTTCCTTGGCCATTCGGCCCCTCTCGTGATCACACGTAGTGCACGGAGCATCAAAGATGCGCTTGCAGCTCTTAAGAGCCGAAGACAACTTCGAAGCACGTA